CTAGTCATTTAGTAGCAGCCCGCTGGAAAGAGGGTTCAGTCTGACGGCATCGTTAAGATAGTCCGGCGCAAAATGGGCATAAACCATCGTTTGCATAATTGTCGCGTGACCCAAAATTTTTTGCAGGGTCAAAATGTTCCCGCCGTTCATCATAAAGTGGCTGGCAAACGAGTGCCGCATAACGTGCGTTGCTTGACCTTCGGGGAGATCAGGGAACAGAGTTTTAAGCAGTTTGCGGACAGCACTGTAGTTAACGTCAGGAAACAACCGACGGTTATCACCTTCCGTGATCAGTTCGTGCATTTCCTCCGAGATCGGCACGGTTCTGTCCTTGCCGTTCTTAGTGTCCGTGAACGTGCATTTAAATTTGATCACCGCATCGCGGGTGAGATCAGCAGCTTCTCCCCAGCGAGCACCGGTTGAGAGGCAAAGTTTCGCAACTTTCAGGTCATCACCAGACAGGTGTTCTAGAAGTATTTTGATCCGGGCTTTATCCAACCAGGCCATTTCCGGCGTGTTGTCCTTCAGCTTAGCCAGCCCCTTCAGCGGGTGAGGGTTGTGGAAGTGCCCCAGTTTAATCAGCTTTGTGAATACGCCACTTAGCATCATATGCCGCCGGTTGATGGAGCCAATTTTTAAACCAGCCTCCAAGCGCTCAGCCCGATAACTTGAGAACGTTGCAATACTGATTTGGTCGGCACGCGGAGAACCCAGGTTGCTGGCAATATTCAGCAGCTCATTGCGGTTATTTTCGCCAGACTTTTGCGTACACCCGTAATGTTTCCACCACAGCTCGATCAGCTCGGTAAGAAGGCGACGGTCTGGGGGCTTCTCGATCCAGTCTTTGCTATTTTGTGTCGCGATTACCCAACGTTCAAATTTCTGTGCCTCACCTTTGGTATCGAAGCGCTTTCTGATGCGTTTTCCGCTGCGGCCTTGCGGTCGAACGTCCACCAAGTATTGTCCGTTATCTTGTTTTGCTATTGTCATTCAAAGTAATTCCGTTCGTAGCAAATCCCGCCTCTAGACCATTTCCTCATGATTTTCAATGCGATTAGCCAACCTTTTGGTCTTTTTGGTGGTCGGATGTGTCGTCGTGCCCATCAGGGGAGAGAGACGGGGAGATTTGCCCCGCTGCTTCTGCCGTCTTATCACTCATTAACCACATCATGTATTTTTCAAACTGTGGGTGCTGAGTGATTTTTAGCAATATATCGCTTCCTATACTCTCGACCCTCCCTGTTTCGTAATACTTCTGAGTCCCTGCTGGAATGCCCGTTAATTCAAAGAATTGGATGCGAGTTAGCCCTTCAGCCTCCCTCACAGCCCTAATTTTTTTTCCGATGTTCGTTGACATGGTAGAGATCACCACCCTAAACTGTGCGTCAAAGGTAGAGATTACTACCCTTGAGTCCAAAGAAATCCGGTTGAATCCGGTTGTGATCTGGAAGGATAAACGATGACAGTCAAAAGACCCAAGCCCGCTATGGTGAAAATGCCTGATTGCCCGGTAGTTTTTTGTTTGCCATACCCAAAATTGACCCTTTCCGCCTATGCGGAAATTACCGGGCAAACAATTCGCACCGTCCAACAGCAAGCCAACGAAAATAAGCTGACGCTGACCAAAAAGAAAAAGGGTAGGGAACGTGAAGTAAACATGATTTACGAGTTTCTTGAAGCCTATGAAGAGGCGCAGGAAGCGCTACGAATGAAGGTTTAATGGGAGTGACGGCATGAGCCAGCTAGCGCATGTGCTGATCAAGGTCAGCGAGCACACCAGTATCTACCGGGGTTTCAGCATAACCAGAATTCCCCGAAAAAAAATGAATCCGGTAACCCGCTATCACGTCAGTCAGGGCGACCAGTCTTATGGCAAGTTTGATGCTCAAGCTGAAGCTACGGGTTATATCGATGAACTGTATTGCCAGCGCAGGAATGCAGCATGAAAGAATGGGAAATATTCATGATGTTAATAGTTCTGGCCGTATTGTTGATTGATTCTGCGCGGTTTTTAATTCGTAGTTATTGCCGAAGAGTAAAAGCCAAACGGAACATTGAAAAGCACCGCGACTAACATAATAAGGGGCCTAAAAGTGAGTAATCCATTTTATGCTGCTGCAAATTTGGTTCTCGCGCTTCATGCCGAACGTGCTGGGTATACCAATCCGAAATATGCAACCGCTGAGGTTAATTGGTTGGCGGGTAAATTGCAGGATCTGGCCGGTGTGGCTCTCTGCGTCGGTGATGATAGTGCCGGGATGACTATTGATCGCGCTGCGCAAATGTGGATAAAGACAGGTCGGAAACCTGATCCATTCCCTGGTGGAGGTGGTGATGTTCAATTTTATTAATTCTCTCTCGATTGAGGCTATTAAATACTTGGCTATCTTGGCGGTAATTGCTGTGTTTTCTGGCTTGTTTATTGTTCGCGATTGCCGCAACCGTCGTGAAGCAAAATGTGCTGCCTATCGTCGCGAATATAAAGAACGAAAAGAAGCCATTGAATGCAAAGCGCGCCAACAGCTTTAAGGGACATAAAATAATGAAACAGGCTTATATCATCTTGGTTGAAGAGTTGCTGCATCAATACCATAGCAAAGCAGCCAACCTGCGCGATGCATCTGCTGTTGCTTCAGGCGTTCGCCAGGTATCGCTGAATGATTACGCTTTCCGCTTGAGTGTGGGCCTTACTGGTCTACTGAGCACCGCCGAGGCTGCTGGGGATGGCGTCGCTGCTGCTGTGATCGATGCGCTGCTGCTGCGTTGTAACAACGGCGACATTCCACTACCAGCATCGCAACCGAAGTTTTCAGCGTAGCCGGGCAAGAACCCCGGCCCTATCTGAGAGCGCACCCTCCCATTTACGTGTGGGGGATTGGCGTCTCGGGGTGTGCTCCCAGATAGGGCTTTAAATAATCCTGTCTGCGCCCTTTCAAAAGTGGGCTGCGTTATACGGGGTAAATCCATGGCCGGGCATGGTTAAAACCCGGCATTTATTCCAGGTGTTACTTGCGAGTGGCATCTGAAATAAATAGCAGAAATTAAAAATAATGGTGTCACTTGTGCACCGGGCTTCGCTCATCCTGAATTCAGGAGGTTATATGACCCACACAGTCGAAAATAACGAGTTAGTAAAAATGCTGACAGACGCGCGATGCTCCGCGCGTTTGCAGTTGCTCGAACTGCTGGATAACAAGCTGGAGCGCCTGAAGGCAGATGGTGCCAATGCTGACCAAATCATCTTAACGTTGAAACGTTGGATCTCTGTTCGTCAACCTGACGGTGGAACAGTGAAATGACAGTCTTTTTCTCCACTGCCGCCGTAGGGCTCGTAATTTTTATAGGCCTATATCTGCGGCTTTTATATCAGCACTGCAAATGTTGCCGGGCAATCAATAAGCAGGATTTGCCGTATGAACTTCGAAATTACGATTAATTACATTAAAGGTGAAATCATGAGCAATAAAAATGAAGCAATCAACGGTATAAATCGCGCTATCGGTTATGTTCGTGCCACTGCGCCTTATAACGTCCGTGGGGTTATTGTTGATGAATTAAATTCGAGCGCTGAGTTTATAGAAAATATGGGGCAGCATGAAGAATTTAAGGCTGCTTGGTTAAATATCGTTAATACCCTTCACTGCATAGATCCAAACTGGCAGGAAAACGTCCAGGGCGAGAGCGAGTGGGAAAAGGCAGTAGCATTTATTAGCCAACTGAATCAGGAGTTAAAAAAGACTACTGACACCATCGATAGCTTGAAGCACACATATATCGGCGTAGATTTCGCAGCATCAGTCTGTGACAACATAGACCGTCAGATTTTGGAAGATGGCTTGTTTAAAGCCGGTCACCATACCCTCAACTTTTTCTCACCGGCCCCACGCCCTAAGGCAGTGTATTTCCGCGACCTGCTGCGAAGCGTTGCCCTCACCCAAATAAAAGAAGAACTGGCCGCAGCAGAGAAGAAGCACCCGACCTGGCCGAAGGATACCGTTCACGCGAGCGCCATTCTCAACGAAGAAGCCGGCAAGCTGACCCAAGCAGCGATCGATTACCACTACCACAACGGCTCACTTGAAAAAGTACGCAGCTACGCTGCCCGTGTCGGCGCAATGGCAATTCGTGTGCTGATCAACCTGCCTTATGCCGAACGCCCAGCAGCATCTGAAAAGAATGTCACTGGAGCCGCACGGTAATGGCTGACCAAATCGATATTGCGCAGGAACAGATTGAACTGACCCTTGCTGCCCAAATCGCCAACGCCCGCCCGCAGCAATGCGGGCCTTCTGCATTCATCTGTGAAGCCTGCGACGCGCCGATACCTGAAGCGCGCCGCACTGCTATCTATGGCGTAACGCGCTGCGTTACCTGCCAAGAAATCCACGAAGCCAAATCACGTCATATCAAGGGGTAAACCATGACGCCACAACAACAAGCGCAGCAATGTTTGAATAGAAATTGCCTGATTCTGGACAGCGAAACGACTGGTTTGGGTGAAGACGACGAGATAGTGGAAATCACTATCATCGACACTGCCGGCAAACCGCTGCTGAACACGCTGGTGAAACCATCAAAGCCCATCCCAGCAGGAGCGACAGCGATACATGGCATCACTAATGAAATGGTAAAAGATGCTCCAACCTGGCCGGAAATTAGCCCCCAGCTGTGCAGCTTGATCAGTGGGAAAAATATAGCCATTTACAATGCTGACTATGACATTCGTCTGCTTGAGCAAACAGATCGCATCTGGAAGGTAACACCCAACTTAAGTGCCCCTACACAGACTGTATGCGTCATGCAGGAGTACGCCGAGTTTTTCGGTCAGAAAAGCGACCGTGGCGGTTACAGGTGGCAAAAGCTGACTGCCGCAGCAGAGCAGCAGAGCGTCACCATTCAGGGGTCGCCACACCGTGCGCTTTCGGACTGCCTAACCACCCTGGGCGTCATTAAGGCAATGGCTGCCGGCGGTCGTCGTTACGTATCGCAGGATCTTAACGCGCAGAAGGCTGTCGATATCCTTCACCAATTATTCATAGCCGACCAAAGAGCCATTACCAAACTGGTCGATCATCGTGTTGAATGTAGCGCTTACTTTGCCGGATTGACTGTGGCGACTGTGGGTAAACGTGCCAATGGCGATTATATCGTCGGCATGATTGGCATCATTAATGCGCTGATTTTCCCTGAAGTTATTGCCGCCGAATACGATGGTAAGGAACTGATCGGCTTCACTGTTGCTGACATTTCTGAAGAAGGGGCGTTGTATGAACCGCTCCGCCCTTAAATGGCTCGGCAGTAAAGCCAGTGTCATCGACACGCTGCGCCAGCACCTACCAAAAGGTAAGCGCTTGGTTGAACCGTTCGTCGGTTCCGGCGCTGTTTTCCTCAATACCGATTACGACAGCTATCTGTTGTGCGATATCAACAGCGATTTGATCAACTTCCACAACGTCGCTAAAAACCTGCCAGATCAGCTTATCCGAGAGACCCGCAATCTCTTTAATCAGCAGGCCGACGAGGTGGGTTATTACGCAGTCCGTGCTGATTTCAACCTGCGCTGTGACAGCAACTTCCTGTACCGCGCGGCGCAGTTCCTGTACCTGAACCGCCACGGCTTTAACGGCGTGTGCCGGTATAACCTGAGCGGCGATTTCAATGTGCCATTCGGCCACAGGAAAGCGCCATATTTCCCCGAGGACGAGATCCGTTTCTTCTCTGAGAAAGCTCAGGCAAAGAAAGCCGTTTTCCTGTGTTGTACCTTCCAGGAAGCGATCAGGATGGCGGCACCTGGCGATGTGATTTATTGCGATCCGCCCTATATCCCAGCATCGACAACTGCCAATTTCACCAGTTACCACACTGACGGATTCACCAGCCACCAACAGCGGAAGCTGGCGTGCATGCTGCGCATCGCCGCCAAACGTGGCCGCCACGTTGTGGCCTCCAACAGCGAAACCCCAGCAGCGCTGGAGCTGTACTCCGATTTCAACATCACGACTATCACCGCCCGCCGTTCTGTCAGTGCTAACGCAGCTGGCCGGGCGCGTGCTGGCGAAATTATCGCAACCATGAGGGCGACAGCATGAACACTGAAGAACTGAAACAGCATATCGACGAAAGCGGTGATTCTGCATACGGGGTACTGCTTGACGCTATCCCACAGGCTAGCCGTAGATTCGAACGCCTGACCCGCGGTTTGTATGATCTGATACAAGACGTCCGCAAAGAGTTCCCGGATGCTTGTTATTACAGTGCAAACGGCACAGTTAACCTTCTGCTAACTGAATCACACGACAGGAAGGGGCGCACTCAACAGTTCGGTATCGCGCTTGTCGCCCTCAGGTTGGATATCGGCGGGGGTGATTGGTGATGCCATCGAGCGCTATCTCCTACCCAACCGGAACAGCTCATATCGATGATCGCATCTTTGCGGAGGATGCCGTCAACGTGATCAGCATTTCCGGGGGGAAAGACAGCCTGGCGCAGTGGCTGCTGGCGCTTGATGCTGGCGTGCGGGTTATTCCTGCATTTGCTGATACCGGGCACGAACACCCGTTAACAATGGAATATTTGGATTATCTGGAATCCAAGTTAGGGCCAGTCCGTCGAGTTAAAGCCGATTTTACCGCGCGTATTGAGGGGAAGCGCCAGTTTATTGCTGAGCACTGGCCCGTGTCGCTGGTTGCAGAGTGTGGATTAACCGAGCAGGAGGCGCAAAAGACCGTTGCTTTAGCACTTGAAACCCTTCACCCAACCGGTGTGCCATTTCTTGATCTCTGTATGTGGAAGGGCCGGTTTCCATCAACAATGGCCCGGTTTTGTACATTCGAACTCAAGCACATTCCAATTCGCGATCAACTGGTAATGCCTCTGCTGGATGAGAATGACGAAGTGATCAGTTGGCAAGGAGTACGGGCAGAGGAATCACCACAGCGCGCTGGCTTACCTATGTGGGAAACGGACGCGGATAAAACCCCAGGGCTAAATATTTACCGGCCAATTCTGGATTGGAAACATGCCGACGTTTTTGCCATCGCCAAACACCACGGTATAAAACCAAATCCGCTCTATACACAAGGCTGTAGCCGCGTTGGCTGCATGCCATGCATTCATGCCCGTAAGTCGGAGCTTGCCGAGATTTTCACCCGTTGGCCGGATGAGATCGCCCGCGTTTCTCGTTGGGAAAAACTGGTTGCTGCCTGTTCTCGGCGTCAGAACAGCACCTTCTTTCCTTCCACTCAGGATCCGAAAAAGGCAGAGCGCCGGATCGAATGTATCACTGTTGAATCACATGGCATTGAAACCTATCGCGATTGGGCGCTAACCACCAGAGGGGGGCAGCAATTCGATTTACTGGCCGCAATGAACGATCACACCGCTTGCAGCAGCATTTATGCGGGGGTGTGTGAATGATGCGCAAAACACAGGCCGCTCTTACCATTGCAACCCTCTATAGCCGCTACGAGCACATCCAGGATTTTCACGTGCTGACGCGCCTCAATCGAGAGCGTGCCTTCAACTGGGGGGGCCGTCGTTGCGGGAAAACCTACGCAGCTCGCCAACGGGAACTGATCCGCGCAGCGTTCCAGCTTTCTGCGGGCGCGACGCTAAAACTTCTTCCTCTCAGTAGAAAGCTACCGCTTATAGAGCGGATAGTCGGTTATGACCCAGGCGACGGCGAAGAAAAGGCCGCTGAGTGCGTATTTCTGCGCGATCCTATCACTGGTGTATTCACGCTGCTGTCAGCAAATACGGTTGAACGTAGGCCCGACTCCCAACCATGGATTAGCTTTGATGGGTGGGTTTTTCGGGAATGAGTAAAGAGGCCCGCGGACGTTACGCACCATCACCGCCGTTGCCATACCCAGGTAGCGGCGTTGTGCTGTCTGACTATCCACATGACTGGAACAAGCCTAAAGCCGCGATATTTGTAGATAAAACTCCTGCTGTTGATCTCGTTGAACTGGGTCAAGAGCAAGAGTTTTTAGGCTGGGTGAGCATTACCCTCAAACCATATCCGCGCTTCATCCGTCAGCGCCTGACCTCGCGTATTGACAGCATTCACACCATGAAGGGACGGCATATTGCCCGCTTGGCTTTGCGGGATATTATTCGCAGAGATCTGCCTTTTATTGACAAGGTGACTGACCAGCACGGCATCCAACAAGACTTTAGCGAAACGTCTGACATTCGGGGTATGGCTTTCGAACACCTTGACCCGCTGTATCACACCTTTGCCAATTTAAACGCCTTGATCGAGCGGTTTAACCGCCTGCCTGACTTCACACGCGAAGATATCGATCTGTTGGCCAAAGATATCGCCATCTACATGACGGGTGTGCTCTGTGAAGTAAACGAAAACAGCGCGCAGTTGAGTGACAGGAAGGCAGCACTTTGCCTGTATCAGGAAGCGGCCAACCTTGCCCAGGTGTTAAATATCCTGCCCCCGCATTGGGGGAAGTTCTGCCGGGGCAGGCTGTGGATTGATGAAGCGGCAACAGCTATCAGCAAGATGAAGGATGAGCGGTATTGGGGGCGCAATTTACGCAAGTATGCTACCCGCTGGCGTGAGCATCTGCATATTGCTTTCGGGGATGTTAAGCGAGGCGCTGCACCGTATTGCAGCAAGCATCATGTTGATGAGTGGGACGCCCGCCGCAAGCGCAGCCGCGCGATCATGAGTCGGCTTGAGCTTGAGGACGAGGAGACCAAAGAGCGGATTTCTCTCATCGATCAGATTGATAAGAGCATATCGAATCCGGCGTTGCGTCGTGTTGAACTCATGACCCGCATCGGTGGCTTTGAAAAAGTTGCCACTGATACCGGCTTTGTCGGCAATTTCTTCACGTTGACCGCACCGTCGAAATACCATGCTTACACGATGTTCGGGCATCGCAATCCCAAATGGAACGGCGCCAGCCCGCGTAAAACTCAGCAGTACCTTAACCGTGTATGGCAGCAAATTCGTGCGGAGTTGGCCCGCCGGGAGATCGAAGTGTTCGGGCTGCGCGTAGCTGAGTCTCACCATGACGGAACACCTCACTGGCACGGCCTACTGTTTGCTGCACCAGAGCATACTGCTGAGTTGCTTGAAGTCATGACAGAATACGCTACCCGTGAGAATGCCGAAGAATTACGCAGCGAGCATGGGACACAGCCGCGTTTCAAAATGAAGCCGATCGATGAGAGCATCGGCAGTGCCACCGGCTATGTGGTGAAGTACATTTCAAAGAATATCGACGGCTATGCGCTCGACGGTGAAACCGACGATGAAAGCGGTAAACCTCTGAAGGAAACCGCCAAGCACGCAACTGCCTGGGCATCCTGCTGGGGCATTCGTCAATTCCAGTTTTTAGGCGGCGCCCCGGTTTCTGTCTGGCGCGAGCTTCGTCGCATGCGCAATCAGGCGCTGGCCGACAAAATCAATCCGTTGTTTGCTCAACTGCATCATGCTGCTGACGGCGGTGACTGGCGCGAATATACCCATTTGCAGGGGGGCGCGATTGTTTCCCGTAAAGATTTGCCGCTCCGGGTCTGGTACCAGAAAGAAGGCCAGCCAAACAGTTACGGCGAATACGCTCCCATTATCAAAGGGCTCTACATGCCAGCGGTGGATATACCGCCGGTGGTCACCCGTCTTCACAGTTATCGGATTGTGAAGATGAAAGCAGAATCTGCCAACGACGCAGGGCAGGCAGTTGACCTTCCGGGCGCGTCTGCGCCCCCTAGGACTCGTGTCATTAACTGTACTGAGAACAAAAATTGTACAGATATGGGTGGGTTATCTCCGCCAGATACTGAGCCGGAACAGCTTGAAATCGGCCAAAAATCGGCAAGCAGGCGAAAACAGCTTGCCGATAGCCTTCGAAACCACAAACCGGAGCGGAAAAAGTCCCCAGCCGAAGAGTTTGAGGCGCTGGCGCACGCCATTACTACAGGCGAATGCACTGAGCAGGAACGCCTGCGGGCAGAAAGTTACATGCGTGCTGCACAGTCGCTCAGGCAAATGGACGAAAAGGTCACTCCATTGGTCGCCAGCGTTGCAGAACAGGTGAAGCGCTGGGCGAAAATCCGAAAAGTCACCGTGAGCGAGCACCAGGCTATTCAGTTGGCTATGGGGAAAGAAGTCACCGTGCTGGATACGGTTTATCAGGCAAATCTGGTTACCGGTGAACTGATCGTTGCCGGCATGGATAAGCAGTGGCGGAAATCCATTGCAAAACACAAGGCTACAGACTTGGTATCGCGCTGGCAGTCTCTGGTGAAAGGCCGGGTAAATTCCAGCACCGCCGCATAAAGATTTTTCGGCAATCGTATCGAGCACAGACAGGAATATCTGTTCTGGCCATACCGGCAAATATAGACAGCACCATCTGTACCACCTGGTGCCGGTACCACACAGACATAAATAGCTGTTCTGCAGCACCGTCATTTTTAACTATGGAGTACCGCGAAATGGGATACCTGGGAAGCAAAGCCGCCAGTGGCGCATACCAAGCGATCATCAGTCAGATGCCGCCGCATGACACGTACATCGAAACACACTTGGGCGGCGGCGCTATCATGCTGCGCAAGCCTCCAGCGGCACGTTCTATTGGCTGGGATATCGACCCGGAAACCGTCGAGGCGTTTTGCCAGGGTAACCCGAATTTTCTGGACGAACAGGCGGAACGTCTCAGGATCGAAGTTGGCAGCGCAGTAGATTTACTGAGTGGCATACCGTTCGAACAGTACGGCCGCACACTGATTTATGCCGATCCGCCCTATCTGCCGGCAACTCGCACCAGTCGTGCGCGGTATCGCCATGAATACACCGTCAATGATCACCGCAGTCTGATCGACGTGCTGCGCACTGTGCCGGCTAACGTGATGATCTCCGGCTATCCCTCGGCGCTCTATGACGAGCTGCTCGCTGGTTGGCGCTCTATTCAGTTCCAGGTGATGACACGCGGAGGCCCGCGTACTGAGCAACTGTGGATGAACTTTGACGAAGGGAAGGCGTATAGCCATGCCTTTGCCGGTGCGAATTATATCGACCGCCAGCGCATTAAGCGCAAAGCCGAACGCTGGGCCGCGAATTACAAGGAACTGCCGTCAGCCGAGCAAACGGCCATATTGGCGGCCATGTTGGAAGTACATGCAAAATAGTGACTTCATAAGTTGACTTCACATATCGAAACTCACATAATGACTTCATAAAGTGACTTCACAGGATGCGAAATGACAGATCAGGTTTCAGCGTTAAGGAAGAGACAAAAAAACACGTTAGAACAGATATTTAAAATGCCCGTTCTATCCGGGATCAAATGGTCTGACGTGGAATCACTGATAAAGGCGCTGGGCGGGGAAGTTAAAGAGGGGCGCGGTTCGCGATGCAAGTTTTTGTTAAACGGCAGTATCGCAAACTTTCACCGTCCTCACCCGTCGCCAGATACGGATAAAGGCGCAGTGGTCAGCCTGCGCGAGTGGTTAGAGAGCATAGGAGTAAAACCATGACGAAAGTAGCAACGCCGAACACCATGGAAATCGCCGGGCAACCGGCGTTAATCAGCTATGTGCCGGAGATCGGCGCGTTTCGCGGTAAGTTCCTCGGCCTGTCCGGTTACTGTGATTTTGTTTCTGACAGCATTCAAGGGCTGCATAAAGAGGGCGAATTGTCGCTGCGTGAGTACCTGGAAGATTGCAGCGCGGCCGGGATCGAACCTTATGCCAGGCAGGAAAAAATTAAAACGTTCACGCTGCGCTACCCTGAGTCATTCGGGGAACGGCTGAACCAGGCGGCGGCGGAGAATGAAGTCTCTGTGAATGCCTTTATCGTTGAAACATTGAATGAGCGCATGAAACACGCCTAAAGCGTAAAACACCCCATTTTGCCCGTTTTTGCGGGCTTTTTTTCGCTTAAAAATCGCTGCACAACCCCGCCCAAATTTGCACAATTTTTCACCCCGCCTAAAACCCCGCTCAAACCAGTGCCGGCGCGGCGTTGCACACCCTGCACAACTGCACAAAAAGGCACCCTTTTTGTGTGCGGGCGAGGCGGGGGAGCAATCGCGCGCTGAGGGGTGCCAGAGAGGTCACTTTCCTTTGCGGCGCCTGCTGCTTGTGGTGTGCGATGTTCGTCGCGTCTGTTGTGGGTGGTGTACGGGCGTGCGAAAGCATAGCGCCCCATGACGGGGCGCTGAGGGCGTTCAGCGGGTGGTGGGGCTTACTGCGGGGTGGTCTGGGCCAGGGCGTATGGGTTGAAGCGGAACACTTCGAACCCCAGCCACTCGTTGAGTTGTTTGAGGTTCTCCATGATCGGATACAGCTCATTGATTGCGAACACCTTCGCGGCTTTTTCGATATCACCGAAGCCGCCGGTGTTGTTCGGCAGCATCCCCATCAGTTGGGGCGGTACGCGGTGTGCTGCGAGCATGTCGTCGCGGGTGGCATCCTTGATGCCGGTAAACTCATCCTTCGCGGCTATCTGACTGAATGGCATGATTTGCAGCCCGTCCTTCTTACCGCCGGCAGCGTAGACAAACAGGTTTTTGAATGCACCGCCGCCGCGGGCATCTTTCAACGATGATTTCAGCTTCTCGACGTCCTTGTTGTTGGCAACGGGATCGGTCAGGTAAACAATCACGCCGGCATGGCTGCCGTTGATAAAATAGTTACGACGAAATAGCGTGGCCTCACTGTTCAACAGCGCGGAATGCAATACCGCCATGTATTCAGGGGTGCCGTAGATCTCCTGGTGAATGCTGGGCGTGCGCAGGTGGAATACAGACCCCGGTTTAAACGCATGGTCTTCTTCGTAGTACGTAACAAACCAGTATTGATCCAGATCCTCACCGCGGCGCGTGTACTTCGCCAGAGAGTGTTTTAGCTTCAGCGGTTTGCCGAGCATATTGTCTATCTGCTCAAGGTAGGCATTACCGAACACCAGATAATCCAGAACAAACGCGGCGGCGTCTTGGCGTGACAGCATTGGGTGCGGCACAAAGCAGCTCATGATCACATTGCGCTTGAATATGATGGGGGACTGGTGGTGCACGGCAATATCGAACATGCGCGCCAGGCCGTAAGGGCTGATGGGCGGTTCATAGTAGCGGCCGTTTTTGGCGCATTCCATACAATCCAGCAGGTCACGGTGATCGAGTACCGGTGAGGCTTCGCCGAAAGAAAATGACTCGACACCCTCGAGCGGCGTCTGTTCTGCAGCAACGTCAGTGGTGACTGTGTTGGCCGCCTGATCTGCCATCCATTCAGGACGGCTGCTGTTTTGGCGGGTGTGGTTGGTGCGTTTGCGGCCCATGGGTTAAAACTCCTCAACAAAACTGTCTTCAGTACCGCCGGCATCACTGCCGATCGGTTCGTTAATCAGGGCATGCATACAAGCCCATGCAAGGTCGCCGTGGTTGCTGCCGTTGGTGCGGTCGGACTCATAGGAGATCTGACCGCCCTGGGTGACGAATTTCCGTACCGTCATGAATGAACGGACGAGCTCTTGACCGAGCCCCGCGTCGTATTCCAGTCGGCCGGCGCGGATCACCATTTGCGCCTTCATCACCAGAGCGCGCTTAAGTGCCGTTGAATAAAGCAGTTTCTCAGCGGCGGGGAAGAACTTCACAACCAACTGATGCACCACGTCACCGATGCCGGTGCCGTCAATGCCAACGTACTGCACGTTGTAGCGGCTGAGCAGTGCCTTGATCACCTCGGCTTGCTCCTCGTACTCCATGCCGCGTAGCTGGATGGTTTCGACCACGCGGAACTTGCCGCCGGGAACGGCTGGCGGTGCGACGATGGTCAGACCGGCGCTGTCGCCTTTTCCGCTGCTGCCATTGGGATCGTAGCCGACCCATACCGGCCGGTTGCCGAGCGGGCGCGGGGCGTACGGGTTCCAGTCAGACCAGACATCCCGGTTGTAACCGTCGACGCCACAGCCAATCAGGGCGTTGTAATCAAATGCGCGTTCGCCTTTGGCAACGAAGCGGCAACGGTAAAGGTTATCTAAATCCTCAGGGCTGTTTTCGTCCTGGATCTCCTGAAGGTTGATTTTGTCAAAGCCCAGCGCCAGTACGTCATCAATGGTGACAATCTGGCGCCACATGTTGTCGCCGCACAGCTTGCCGTTCTTCAGTGCCTTATGCGTGGTGTCAAATTCGACCCGCTGCTCTTTCGGTCGCGATTTGTTGTAAAACGTCCCCATCCAGAAGGGGTAGGCTTCATGCTCTTCACTGGACGGTGTGGAGAAGTAAGTGCGGCGCAGGCCGATATGGCTTGCCATCCCGGCGGCAACCTTGCGCAGGTTCAGGAAGTTTGAAACCCAGAAGGCCTCATCGAAATACAGGTTGCCGGTGTAGGACTGCGCGGTTGCGGCCGACGTGCCGAGGAAATACAGCGTTGCGCCATTGCTCAGGATGATGGAATCACCGCCTTTCAGCTCAATCCCAATCTGGCGTGCCAGGAACTGGATAAAGTGTTTGAAGTTCATCGCCTGCGCGCGGCTTGCTGACAGGAATATCTGGTTGGTACCGGTCTCCAGAGCATCAAGTAATGCCTCACGCGCAAAGTACCAACTGGCACCGATTTGGCGGGATTTCAGGATAAAACGGTTACGTCGCCTGCGTTGCTTATACCAGCGGGTCTGGTGCTCATACAGCGAGCCCAGAACCAGTGCGCGCAGCTCCTCCACCTGTTCGGGGGTAAAATGATTCTTCGGCGTTTTCTTCCGGGTGGCACGTTCCTGCGCCTTTCGATCATCGCGGGAAAATCGCTCCAGTTGCCGGCCGAACAGGTCGATCAGTTTGACGTCATGGCTGTTGATGGATTCGCCTTTTTCCACCAGGCGCAGCAGTTGTACGTCCAGACGTTCCTGCACGCGTTTGAGTAGTGGCGTGTTGTCCCATTCATCTCGTCGGCGCCAGGAATAGAGCGTGTTGGGGCTCACCCCTAAGCGTTCGGCTATTTGAGGGATGCTATAGGCCTGCCAATACAGGCTTTTGGCTTCGTCGCGGTGGTCGATAATCAGCTTCATGACAACAGGCTATCGCGCCCGCGTACGCCAAAATATCTCTGCTAATTGTCGCAAGCCCGCGACAAATCGAACGTTTTGCGCCGTTAGGCGGCAACGGGAATGATGGGGGCACAGGTAAATAACACCTTCACTACCCGGAGTTTTCCGCATGCCTATTACTAAATTTTTCCGCGTGGCGGTCGAAGGGGCAACGTGCGATGGCCGCACGCTGGAGCGCAAGCATATCGTGCAGATGGCTAAACGCTACAACCCGACGGTCTACGGCGCCCGCATCAACCTTGAACACATCAGCGGCTGGTCACCGGAAAGTGTATTCCGTGCCTATGGCGATGTGTTAGAGGCGCAAACCGAGGAAATCACTGACGGTGATCTCAAAGGCAAGCTGGCGCTGCTGGTTAAAGCCGACGCCACCGATGAGTTGGTTGAGCTGAAGAAGAAACGCCAGAAGGTCTACCACAGCATTGAGGTGCATCCTTCTTTCGCCGATACCGGTGAAGCCTATTTGATGGGGCTGGCCTGCACCGATAACCCGGCGAGTCTGGGCGGTGAGTTCATGAAGTTCTGCGCCGGCAGTGAAGTCAATCCGTTAAGTTCCCGCAAGCATGACCCCGCCTGTTTCTTTACTGAAACCATTGAATCCTCGCTGGAGTTCGAGCAGGAAGCGCCTGCGCCGGAAGCCGGCAAGAAATTCCTCAGCAAAATCACCGAACTCATTACCGGTAACAAGCAAAAATTCAGCCAAGAAACCGATGATCTGAGAGGCGCGGTGACGCTGCTTGCCGAAAGTCAGCGGGATGCCATCGACCGGATGGAAAAATTCAGCGCGCTGGAAACGCAGCATAAGACGCTGAAACAGGACTTCGCATCGTTGCTGGGCGATTTCACGACGTTGAAGGAGCAGCTTGAAGCCAAGCCTGACAACTATAAGCAGCGACCGCCAGCCAGTGGTGGCGACGGCAAAACCACCGCCGAGTTAGCTGACTGCTAACAGTGCGATAACCAATAGCAGGACAATCACATGAAAAACGAAACCCGTGAGTTGTGGGACAGCTACATCGAACGCCAAGCGGAACTGAACGGCGTGACCGTCGGTGCTGTGACCAAAAACTTCAACGTTGCGCCGTCCGTTGCGCAGACGCTTGAAGACAAGGCCCAGCAATCAAGCGATTTTCTCCAGAAAATCAATATTGTCAGTGTGCCGGAGCAGGAAAGCGAAAAAATCGGCCTGGGTATTAATGGCCCGCTGGCGTCGACCAACGACTCCACCACGGATCGCCGTGTTCCGCGTTCTGTTAACACGCTGGAAAATAACGACTATCGCTGTGAGAAGACCAACACCGATACGTTTATCAAATATGCGCAACTGGATATGTGGGCGAAGTTCAAAGACTTCCAGACCCGCATCACCAACCAGATCGTCAAGCGCCGGGCATTGGATCGCATCACTGTCGGTTTTAACGGCACGAGCCGTGCGGCGAAATCGGATCTGGCGGCCAACCCCCTGCTGCAAGATGTGAACATCGGGTGGTTGCAGCAGTACCGACTGCATGCGCCGCAGCGCGTGATGAAGGATGTCACGATCACCAGCCGTGATGACGAAAACAAGGTCATTGCCAAAGGCATGTATGGCAACGTCGACTCCCTGGTTTATGACGCCAAAAACAACCTGCTGGATGAGTGGAATAAGCGCTCGACTGAGCTGGTTGTCATCTGCGGCGGCAACATCGTGACCAGTAAAGAGTTTGCGATCCTGAATGCCATCAGCGCCAGTAACCCGAACTCGGAAGCGTTGGCCGGGCAGTTGCTGGTTGCCAGTAAGAAAATTGCCGGTCTGGACAGCTACATCGCGCCGTTCTTCCCGGATGGGACGCTGTTTATTACGCCGTTCCAGAACCTCTCCGTCTACTGGCAGGAAGGTAAACACCGCCGGACAGTCCGTGAAGAGGCCCACTATAACCGCGTGGCGACCTATGAATCGTCCAACGATGCCTATGTCGTTGAAGACTTCGGTTTTGGTTGCCTGGTTGAGGGGATCACTTTCGCCAAAGCTGAAACTGGCGGCGGCGCATAAGCCAGGTTACAGCCGGGGCATTAGCCCCGGTCATTAGGGGGCAAACACCATGCTGACACCAGCGCAAAAGCATTTTCAAGAAACCATGGCAGCCCGCCGTGGCGAACAAAACACATTCGGTGACTTCACCGCTTACGAGCAGATGCTGCATCGGCTGCGCATCGATAAGGTGAAACTCCATAACATTCAGTCAGACACGGCGAAAGCGGCAGTAAAGCGCAATTTGATCGGCAGCTATCAGGGTTGGGTTGACGGTGCGCTTAACGCAGATACCGGCCAGGCAGATGATGTACTGACCACCGTCATGATTTGGAATATTGACTCCGGCAACCTTGACGAAGCGCTGCGCATTGGTGAGTACGCTCTGCGCCATGGCCTATCGATGCCGGATAAGTTCAAGCGCACCACCGCGACCGCCATGGTAGACGAGATTTGTGATCCCGTTCTGACAGCCTTCAACCGTGATCCACGTATCGCACCGGTAGATCCGGAGCTGTTGCTGCGCCTGGATGCCATGACCACCGATGAGGACATGCCAGACCAGGTGCGCGCCAAGCTGTTCAAGGCCATCGGCTATTGCCAACGCTTGCAGCCGGCGACCTGTGAATCGGCACTCGCCTACCTTCAACAGGCCATTACCTTGTTCAACGGGATCGGCGTGAAGCGCGACATCGAGAACCTGATGCGTGCCATGAAAAAAGCCTCCGGAACTGACGGACAAAACGACGACGGCACAGGTGGTGATGCTGATAACGCGGGCGGCACCGGTTCAGCCGATACCAATACCGGCCCTGACAGCGGCGCGGGCAATGCTTTGCCGAACCCGGAGCCAACGGCGAAACCCGCGACAGCGAAAAAAACTGCGGCGCCGAAAAAACCGGCAGCAGCGAAAAAGCCTGCGGTGTCGACCCGGACGCGCACCGGCAGCCGGGCCGCCGCCAACCAGAATTCACGCTCGGTGAGAGCCAAGCAGTAACCCAATGTGCCCCCGCGCACCCAGGCGGCACGATGTGGCAGCATCAGCGTTGCTGTTTTCTGTCACATCGTCCACCGCCTGACCCATTAGGAGGATGCGATGAGTCTTGTCGCCCCCAAAGAGATCAACCCGATTGAAGGGGATGCCCCCGACCTTGATGACGGCGGCGCCGTCGTCAACTCCGGGGCGTTTTGGCCTGAAATTAAGTTGCTCGATCTGCGTACCAGCATGCGTATCAACGGGAAAGTCACGACTGACCGATTGATGCATGCCGCCATCGAGGCCGTATTGCACACCAACGATCAGTTGGCAGAGTACCGAAGCCAACAGGAAGCGGAAGGCCATGCGTCACTTGAGTCTGTGCCGGCTGAGTTGATCAATAAGGTTTCTCCGTTGGTTTATCGCTATCGCCGCGCCGTGTACAGCTTTACAAAAGCTTCGCTGACCGAGAGCTATCGCGATATTGACACCACCCGCGACGGGGAGAAGCACGCTGAGGCACTCAGCACGCAGATCGACATGCTATGGCGTGATTCGCGCTGGGCTATTCGCGACATCCTCAATGAGGATCGTGGTCTGGCGGAGTTGGTCTGATGGATGTGAAGGCATTGCAGGGCGATACCGTTGATCAGCTGTGTTACCGCTACTACGGAAAAACGCAGGGCGTCACTGAGTCGGTATTAGAAGCGAATCCGGGATTGTGTGAGGGCGGGCCATTTTTGTCCGCCGGCCAGGTGGTCACGTTGCCTGACGCCACTCAGTCGGCACAGGAAGACATCATACAGTTATGGGATTGAACCGTAAGGGGCTGACATGGCCGAACCATTAACTATCAGCACAGGGGTTGCTACCAGTGCGGTCACAGGGATCGCGATTGCAGGCATGGTACCCGGCGCTGACCCCGGCGTCATGATTGGTGCCTTTGCCGGCGCCGTGATTTTCGTGCTTTCGGCGGCTGATTTCCCGTTGTGGAAGCGGGCCATGCTGTTTGTGGTCTCCATGCTGGTCGGTATGTTCGCGGCTGAGCTGGCCGCCACGGTGGTGACATCGTTGCTCAGCACGTTATTACGTGAGCCTATCGCAGTGCAAAAACCGGTTGGGGCAGTCATGGCAGCCGCTGCGGCGGTGCGCGTCCTGATGATGCTCAGTGCCAAGCCCAATAGCACCGGATCGATATTCGACCGCTTTCGCGGTGGGGGTGAAAAGTGAGCTATCAGACAGTTCTGTTAAGTATCAACGCCGTAGCCTGCGGACTGATTGCTGTCAGGCTGTTGATGTATCGCCGCCATGGGGCTGTTCATCGGATGGTCGGCGCCTGGTTCGCCTACGCGTTGATCGTCGCCTGTGCGGCTGTCGTGATCCGGGTGGTGACCGGTCATTACCCGTTTGCTGATTGGGCGGAGACGCTGATTAATCTGACATTATGCGCCGCCGTTTATACCGCGCGCGGCAACGTTATGCACCTGTTCCGGAGGAAGGTTGATGAGTAACTTTTGTTTTAGCCAACGCAGCGAGAACAACCTTCATGGTGTTCATCCTGACCTGGTGCGTGTGGTTCGCCGTGCGCTGGCTTTGTCCGATGTTGACTTCGGTATTACTGAAGGGCTGCGTACGCCGGAACGGCAGCGCCAGTTGGTTGCGGCCGGCAAGTCGCAGACCCAGAACAGTCGCCATATCACCGGCCACGCGGTGGATGTCTTTGCCTACCCGACGTCGGGCGGATCATGGGAATGGAAATATTACGCGCAGATCTCGACCGTGTTCAAACAGGCTGCGCGTGAGCTCAATATCCCGATCGAGTGGGGTGGTGACTGGAAGACGTTAAAAGATGGCCCGCATTTCCAGTTACCACACCGGGATTACCCCGCGTGACGGGCTGGTTGTCGTGGGTAAAAAACGGCGGAATTCTGGCGCTGTTGGTTACCGCTGTTTGCCTGGGTGGATACAGCTCGATGCTGTCTCATCGGTTGGCGCTGGTGCGACAGCAATCGGCAGAGCAGCAAAAGACGCTGGCGCAGCAGGCAGGATTGATTGCCACATTACAGACCCAGGATGCGCAGAACCGTGCGTTGATGGCTGCCCAGCAGCAACAGGAACAGCAATTGCGCCAGCAAAGTGACGTTTATCAGAGGAAATACCGTGAAGCGATCAAAGGGAGTCGCTGTGCTGCTGAGCGCATGCCTGACGCTGTGCTTGAGCTCTTGCGCCCAGCCGCCGCCGGCAGTCGCTGAACCGGTGATGTTGTTGCCTCCTGAGTCGGTTTTTATACCCTGCGTAACACCTGTGTTGCCGGGGGATACCTGGGGCGATGCGGTGAGTTATACGCTGGCGCTTCAGACAGCATTAGGTATCTGTGCCGTGCGGGTGCAGACAGTGATCCAATGGCGGCAAGGGCTCAGGGGGGAATAGATATGCATAAACCGTATGAGTGTGAGCTTGTCACTGAAATCGGGATCACCGGGAAGACACGAGGCCGCCGGCAGTGGTTCACCGGCAAGCCGATTATGCAGGTGGAGGTGGTGCTGGAAGTGAAAAAAATAGCCGGCACGCAGATTGCCGGGCGTCGCTATAAAACAATGTGGCGTGATGCCACCTTGGCGGAATCTTTCCAGGTACAGCACAACGTCGGTTTTATTGTGAAGCCTGATGATGAGGTCTATGAGGTCAGGAGACCATCTCCGCCGCCATCGCCGCCTTGCGCATCGCGGGTACATGACAGGGGAACCCCATGCTGAAAGCCAAACTAATGCGGGACATCATCACGGATTATACGCCGTGGTTTAAGAAGAACCCCGACGCCCTGGAGGCGTATGTCACCCGCGGCAAAATCATTGCCACCGGTACGCCGTCGCTGTCCTTCATGTATCAGTACGAGCTGAACGTGTTGGCGATGGACTTTCCGGGGAGTCTGGACGATCTGGCGCTCCCAATTTTGAGCTGGGCCCGGCAACATCAGCCTGACCTGCTGTTTAACCCGGAACGTCGCCGCGATGGTATTGATTTTGATGCCGACATTCTTAATGACGACACCATCGACGTCTTGTTTGTGATCAAGGCCACAGAGCGGGTGATTGTCAATATGGTGGAGGGCAAGCTGGTCATTGAGCATCTTGCTGAGCCACCGGTATACCAGGAAAGTCTGAAGGCCTGGGATGTGTTGATCGGCGGCCCAACGGATGCGCTTAGCCTGAAAATTAAAGGGAAGGTGCCTGATGTCCAGTAACAACAGTCTGTTCATGGCACTGGAGCAAGAGCTTCAGCGGCTGGTTGCAACGGCGAAGCCGAGCTACCGACGCGGGATGGCGCGCAAGTTGTCGCGTGTGATCCTGCTTGATCAGCAGAAGCGTATCCGTAGCCAGAAAAACCCGAACGGTTCGGACTATGTTGCCCGCCGGCGTAAGGTGTTGCGAGCTCAGTTGGGGATCCGCTTTATCTGGAATGGCGAAGAGCGCGTGCTGAAAAACTGGCGCGCCACCCGCGGCCGTCGTGGTCGCATGATCACCGGATTTGATGAAGAGCGCGGCGCTGTCCGCTCCTTTTTCCGCAAGGACATTGAGCGCTATCTGGAAATCAATCGCAGCGAAACCCGTAAAAGTACCCAGCGTAATGATCCTATGTTCAAGCGCTTGCGCGCTGCCCGGTTCCTGAGAGCGACGGCAACGCCGTCGGCTGCCGTGGTCGGTTTTCAGGGGCGCGCTGCTGCCATTGCACGTCAGCACCAGTATGGTTTGACCGGCAGCATTAATGCATTAGCTAAAACCCGATATCCACAGCGTGAACTGCTGGGATTATCGCCGTACGAACGTATGCAACTGATTGATGTGATTTACCGGGATTTGTTGGGGGGGTTATGACGATTGCCGAGCTGTATCGCCTGTTGTGCAACCTGGTGCGTACCGGGGTGGTGGCTGAAATTGACCTCGCCAGGCAGCGTTGCCGTGTCACGTCGGGGAAATTGACTACCGATTGGATACCCTGGCTGGCTTCCCGCGCAGGGAAAAGCCGAACCTGGTGGGCACCGTCCGTGGGTGAGCAGGTCATTCTCCTGGCGATCGGGGGCGAACTGGATACCGCATTTGTCCTGCCAGCAGTCTATAGCGACGATTTTCCGGCGCCGTCGGCGTCGGCTGAGGCTTTGCATATGACCTTTTCGGACGGTGCCGTGATTGAGTATGAGCCGGAAACCGGTGCATTGAGTGCGACGGGCATCAAAAGCGCCGATATCCAGGCCAGCGACAGTATCACCGCAGAAAGCAAGCAGGTCACGGTGAAGGCTGAGGTCAAGATTTTGCTGGATACACCCGAAGTGGCGTGTACCGCTCACCTGAGTGCCAAAACGTTTAGCGTGACCGAAGGCGGCAAGATGTCCGGAGACATCGAGCACAGCGGCGGAAGATTCTCTTCCAATGGGATCGTTGTTGATACCCATATACACAGCGGCGTGCAAACCGGCGGCGGTCAGACAGGAAAACCCGTATGAGCAATGTGAAATATCTCGATATGGATATGCAGGCTGGCGGCAGACTGGAGGACGGGCAGCAACTGCGCCAGTCTATCCACGACATTCTGCTGACGCCGCTGGGTAGCCGGGTGATGCGCCGGCAATATGGCTCCGCCTTGTTTGCGTTGCTGGATAAACCCAATAACCCGGCTATTGAGTTGCAGATTATTTCCGCTGCCTGCATCGCGTTATACCAGTGGGAGCCCCGTCTGACGCCCACCCAGATCACGTTAAGCCAGTCGAGCGACAGCGGGCGCCGGCTGACGATTACCGGCCAGCAGAAAGAGGTCATGACGGCCTTTACCACAGAGGTGCCGCTATCATGAGTGGAACCATTGACCTGTCGCAACTGCCGCCGCCGGATGTGATCGAAACCGTGGATTTTGAGGTGCTGCTGACTGACATCAAGCAGTATCTGATCGCATGTTTCCCAGAGGAAGATCAGCAGGCAGTACGCCGAGCGCTGGCGCTGGAATCCAGTATGTTGAGCATCACCTGCCAGGCTCTGGCCTACCGTGAAATGCTCTTGCGTCAGCGCGTGAATGAAGCCGCGCGGGCCAATATGCTGGCCTTCGCGTTGGGCACGGATCTGGAGCATCTGGGGGCGTTGTTCAACGTCGAACGGCTGACCATCGTGCCAGCAGATGACAGCGCGACACCACCCACAGTGGCCGTGATGGAGTCTGACAGCCAGTTTCGTCAGCGTATCCCTCAGGCCATGGAGGGGATGAGCGTTGCTGGCCCCATGGCGGCTTATGAGTTTCATGCGCGCAGCGCCGACGGACGGGTCGCAGATGCCAGCGCTATCAGTCCGGCGCCGGCGATGGTCACCATTTCCGTACTGTCCACCGAAGGGAACGGCACGGCGGATGATACGGTGATCGCCGCGGTAGCCAAGGCACTTAACGATGAAGAGGTGCGGCCGGTTGCCGATCGCGTCACCGTTCAAAGCGCGCAGGTGATCGAGTATCTGGTCGATGCCGTGGTGTACGTCTATCCGGGCCCGGAAATCGAGCCCATATTGGAAGCCGCCACGCAGAGCCTGAATCAGTACGCCCGAGAACAGCGCCGCTTAGGGCGCGACATCCGGCTATCGGCCATCTATGCCGCTTTGCATGTCGAGGGGATCCAGCGCGTGGAGCTGAAAAGCCCGTTAAAAGACATCGTGTTGGATCAGACTCAGGCGGGGTACTGCACCGAACAGTTGATTACTTTCGGGGGCTACGATGCGTAATAGTTTGTTGCCGCCGCATGCGACACCATTAATGCAGCGCATCGAGCTGGCGTGCGAGAAGGCGACGACGTTGCCTGTGCCATTACGAACCTTGTGGGATCCAGATTCTTGTCCGCCGTCTTTGCTGCCTTATCTGGCCTGGGCGATATCGGTTGATCGTTGGGATGCGGGTTGGAGCACTGAAGCAAAACGCGATGCTATTCGGCAGGCCTACTTTATTCACCGGCACAAGGGAACCGTCGCGGCACTGCGTCGGGCGGTTGAGCCGTTGGGCTATCTGATACAAGTGATCGAATGGTGGCAAGAGGGTGAACAGCCGGGCACTTTTCGTGCTGATATTGGTGTGCATGAGGAGGGGATTACGGAAGAGATGTATCAGGAGTTGGAACGGGTGATTGCCGATGCAAAACCAGTCAGCCGGCACCTGATAGGGCTGACGTTGATCCAGGACGTGCCCGGAACTTTATTTATCGGCGCCGCGGCTATTGACGGTGACGTCATTACGGTTTACCCCGGATAAGGAATGAACATGAGTAAATATAAGGCGTTAGTAACTACCGCCGGCGCCGCAAAAATTGCAGCGGCATCAGCAGGTGGCACGCAACTGAAAATTACACATATGGCTGTTGGTGACGGCAATGGCGCATTACCGGTACCGAACCCAGAGCAGGTCAGTCTGGTTAATGAGAAATACCGTGCTGCGTTGAACTCGCTGACGGTCGATAAATCTATTGATAACCATATTATTGCCGAGTTTATTGTCCCGGCCGATATTGGCGGATTTTGGTTGCGGGAAATGGGGTTGTTTGATGAGGGCGGAACGCTGATTGCAGTCAGCAATATGGCCGAAAGCTACAAGCCTGAATTAGCTGAAGGCAGCGGTCGTACTCAAACTTTGCGTATGGTGCTGATTGTAAGCAGTACAGAAGCCATTCAAATCGTTGTCAGCGGAGATACCGTGCTGGCAACTCGGGATTTTGTCGAAGATGCAATCAACGATCATGAGAAAACTCGCAATCATCCGGATGCAAGTACGACAGCGAAGGGGATGGTGCAACTGAGTAGCGGCACAACCAGCGCAGATGAAACCAAGGCGGCTACACCAAAGGCGGTTAAAGAGGTTAGTGATGCCAGTGCCAAAAAATCAGCCAACCTGTCAGACCTGAGTGATAAGGCTGCTGCTCGTAAAAATTTGGAGCTGGGTACGGCAGCGACAAAAAATGTGGGTATCGAAGGCGGCAATGTCATGACGGTTGGCGCATTTGGCCTGGGTGGCGGCTCAAACCATAAAGCGGATGCCTATAACAACGCCGGTGAAATCTACAGAGTCAATAATACCTCTTCAAACGCCCCAACAACGGGTGTTGCCGGTGTGGTTAGCTTGCCCTGTGATGGAGGCCCTTCGTCGGCATATGTTGCTGTCAGTAATGCTGGTGCTGCATGGGTAGGCAGTTCAAATACTCCGGCGAATGGCGTCCGATGGAATCGCGTTTATACCACTGCATATAAACCCACTGCTGCTGATGTTGATGCTGTTGCGAAGACCGGTGATCGAATGAGTGGCCCACTGGGCTCAACGTATTCTGATACGTATCGCATTGCTGCCGGTCGATATGGCACTTTCTGGCGTAATGACGGCAACAACCTGTATTTAATGCTCACAAATGCTGATGACCAGTGGGGAGGATTTAACGACCTAAGGCCGCTAACTGTTAACACTGGCTCGGGGTCGGTGACGATAGGCACCCAATTATCATTCGACAACCCGAATTTTATCAAGAAAACAGGGATAAGCAGCTATCAGAGCAGTGGTGTTAACCATAACCAAACAAACGGCTTCATTCTTCAAGGCGCTGGCGACCAATCCGCCGAGTCTCATTTTCTTGAAACCGTGGGGGTGCGTACGGCCCTGCGCTGGCGGATTCGCGGCGGTGGCCTGGATGCCTGGCCTGAGTTTCGAAATGATGGTTCTTTATATCTGGCGGGCAATTGGCCGGTTATACAAACCAGCTCTGGGGCAACCTTCCACCCTGACGCGAATATTGAAGGCACATTGTGGGGTGGCTATCTCAGTAACTGGTTAAACAGGGAACTTACCGCACGCGACAACAATATTAATACCCGCGCCACGTGGGATTACGTAAACCAAAACTGCATTCAAAACGTCAGGTATACCGCCGAAACGCAACACGGTGCTACAGGTATTTATACATATCACGAAAACACCGTATTAACAGGATTTAACAACTGGGATGGTGATTATTCCGCTGAAGAGTTGTTCTGGAGCTACATTCAGATTTACAAAAACGGTCAATGGCTCACGATAGGACGTTAATCAATGAAAATATTTAAGAATTTCACGTTAGGCGAACCAAAAACTGCCGAGCATCTTAAATTGCGTAATCAACACAACACGATGTTTCTCTACGATGAGAACGGTACGGAATGGTATGGCTGTCAGAAGGATTTTTCACCAGACACGATAAAATTTGCATTCGATGACAAAGGCATTATCCGCAGCATTGCAGATAACAATGATGTCTCGACCCTGTGGCCAGTGGGCTTTAGCGTTGCCGAAGTGCTGGATACTACGGCTAACCGCCGCGCGGATATATCTGGTGCATGGGTATTTGACGGTGAAAGCATCGTCAAACGCGTTTACACTGCCGATGAGTTACATGCTCAGGCTGAATCGCGAAAAGAAAAGCTACTCGCTATCGCCAACCAAAAAACGCAGGCATGGCAAACGCAATTGATGCTGGGGATGATTAGTGAAAAGGATAAAAAATCATTGATCGCGTGGATGGAGTTTGTGCAGGACGTTCAAGCCATTGATGTAAGGCTCGGAGATAAAATCATATGGCCTGAGTTACCGGCCTAGGATAGTTCGGATGCACTGTATGCATCCGAGTTATTTAATGTTACTGCCGGGCAAACATCGTCAGTACCGTCTGTGTTGGCCATCGTCCTGCAGTACAGTCAAAAATGGCTGTGCTCGATACCTAGCCGGGGATCATGCCCAGCAGATCATCCGCAGTAATATCCGCTAATCCTTCGCGAACATCTTCACTGACCTTTTTCAGCGACAGCGTGAACTCAATTTTCTTGGCTTTGCCATCGGAGAAAAACTCGGTGCGGGTTTCGGTGATGCTGTCGATCACAAACATGCCGTAAATGATGCCAGTCCCTTCAATCAGCGGCCAGGGGCGGGCGGTATACGCCATGGTGCGTAGTACCTCCAGCGAGACATCACCGCCGGTGACTTCCGGGTAAAGTGAACCGCTCAGTGTGATCGCATCTTCGCCGGCGCCAATGTATTGCCACTTCGCGGATTTGCCTATGCGCTCGTTTTTGACGTGTCGAAATCCAGAGGTGCGGGCCAATGACTGATAGGGGGCCGTGTTCAGCGTAAACACGAACATGCCATAAACCATCATCATGTTATTATTCCTTATCGCTCAGGCGGGAACGTCGGCGCGTATCGTTTTCGCGCATCAGCTCCCGTATCTTGTCTTTCACCAGCGCGCCAAGCGCCCGCTGATCCCCCATATCCACCCCATGGAAATGCACCTCAAACGTGTAATTATCGCGGCTGACAGCCTGGCGGCCAGTGCTCAGAGAACGGGTAGGTGCCTCTGGGATGGGGATCCCTGCCAGTGCAGGCTGTATTGATGACGGTAGCACGCTATCCGCCAGGCTCACCGCTGAGCGTTTCAGGCGTGCCAACAGGGATTCACGTTGCACCTGCATGCGCGGCTCCTGGTAAGCGCCATCGATGGCCGTCACTGGCGGGCGATTTTTGAAGACGATATCACCCAGTTTTTTGACATCGGCCGCAGATGTTCCCGCAGCGGATGCTCCACCGCCACCGGCCCCCGTAGACTTTTTGGCCTTGCGGTCTGCTGCGCTGCCGTAGACTGCCGACCCGTAAACCTGATCTACTGTTTCGCCGGTCTTTTTGACCGCCTTCTGCTTGGTATCCTCGGCCTCTTTGGTTTTTTGTCCGGCTTTGGTGATGCTGTTAACATCTTGCAGCAGCAAATTGGCCCGGCCTGCCAGTTTCTTCGCGTCGTCGGGGCTCATGGCTGCGACTGCCTGCTGAGCGGCTTCGGCAGCACTCGGTATTGCGCCCAGTTTTTCCAGCAACCAGCCGATCCCTTTGGCAATTTGGGCAATCGGCCACAGCAGGCCAGAAATCGCGGCGCCGACAACCTTACCGAAGGTTTCACCAGCGGAGGTGCATTTTTCCAGCGACTCTTTTGACGACTCCACCGGAGCAAGCAGGCTTTTAAACCAGTTCCACACCTTGCTGATAGCGCTGCCAATACCGTCAAATATCGGTGCCAGTGGTGCAAAGACTGACTGGAACGCCAGTTTTATCGGAGCTAACCCTTCAATCAGGCCGGTGAAAAAACCGGAGAAGAAGGCTTTGATCGGCTCCCAAAACTTCCAGATCAGCAGGCCAGCGCCAACAATGGCCATAACCAACAAGCCGATAGGACTCAGCAGCAGCGAAAAGCCGCCACCCAACATCGTCAGACCGGTACGGACAACGTTGAACAGCATCCCAAAGCCGCCCGTTGCCAGCTTCCGCAGGCCATTGCCCAGTACTGCCAATGCAGCGCCTGGTTGAGTAAATGCCATGAATAAACCACGGCCGGCGGTAGCCGCCCCGCGTGACAACCCCATAAGCATGTTGTTGCCGAGTAGCGCCACCCGGCTGCGCAAGTTGCCCAGCGCAGTCATACCGCCGCGGAACACTCCCGGCCAATCCTTGATGCTACGTCCAACGCCAGACAGCGAAGGGATCAGCCGGCCGAGTGCCCCGGTCAACCCTTTGGTTGAGGGGATCAGCGCGCCCATACCACGTCCGCCGGTCAGCATAAACAAACTCAAGCGCATAAGGGCGAAGGGGACAATGAGCGCGGCAGCGGCCAGTGCCAGCGCGCCGAGTGCGGTGACCATCACGCCAATCACCAGGCCGGCCGTGATCAGTCCCGAGGTCAATTGAGGGTGGGCTTTCATCCATTTGCCGACGCTGGCGATCAGATTGGTAAAACCCTGAGTCAGCCGGCGTAATGGGGAATCGACACTTTCTTCCATCTGGATGCCCAGATCTTCCCAAGCCGAAACCAGTTGTTTGACATCGCCTTTCAGGTTATCGATTTTCACTTTGGCGACTTTATCGGCTTCGCCTTTGGCGTGCTCCAGGGCGTCATTCAGTTCATCATAGCGGCCATTCATTGCTGCTTTGAGCACGGCGCCCATGCCGACCATGGCCTCTTCACCAAAAATGTCTTTTTTGATGCGCGCTTGGCTAGCCTGGTCAAACTTTTGAATATTTTTAGCAACGTCTTTCAGGATGTCCGGCATAGCGCGAAGGCGGCCCTGCGCATCATTCACTTTGACGCCGAGAGCGCCCAGCGCATCCTGTCCCGCTTTGGCCGGCGCAACCAAGCGTGTCAGACCTGCACGCAGTGCGGTACCAGCCATACTGCCGCGGATGCCGTTATCGGCCATGGTACCTGCCATCGCCGCCATGCTTTCCAGACTGATCCCCAGGTCGGCAGCAACTGGCCCGGCATAGGTCATGGTTTCACCCAACATGCGCAGGTCGGTATTGCTACGGGTAAATGCGGCGGTCAATACGTCAGACACGCGATCCATCTGATCGGCCTGCATACCAAATTGCGTCAGAACGTTGGAGCCGATATCTGAGGCTTCGCCCAGTCCCATATCACCGGCTAAACCCATATTCAGCACACCAGGTAGAGCCTGCTTGATGGATTCAGGGGTGAAACCGGCCATTGCCAGGAATTTTTGCCCGGATGCTGCATCCGTGGCGGTGTAGGCGGTTGAGGCACCAAGCGAGCGGGCTTGCTCGCGGAGCATTTTCAAACGGGGATCGCTTTTATCTATGCGCGTCAGTGCCTGCACGCCGGACATGCCTTCGTCAAATTCGAAGCCAGGCGTCATGATGCGCGATGCGCCATACAATGCGCCAGCGCCGCCGGCAGTTGCCATCGCTCCACCGGCCGCCAGTTTGCCGCGCATTTCCTTGGCGCGGGCAACGTTGGCCTGCATGCGAGTTACCGCACTGAGGCGGCGCTGCTGTTCAGCCAACTGGCGGTTGTAGCCTTCGGTACGGCGGGTTATTTGAGCTGTGGCATTGTCGCTCTGGCGCACTGAAACGCCATGGCGGTACATCTGCGCGGTTACAGCATTGAGCTTTTGCTTCTCTTTATCGAGGGAGCGACCCAGGCGATCACGTTCGAGGCGGGAGGCCGCAAGTGATTTTCGCTGATCGTCTGTCTGCTGCTTCAGTGGGCCGAACTCGGCGCGAAGGCTTTTAGCCTTGGCTTTGGCCGCCTCATAGGCAGCCGCATTTTTGTTGATGGAGGCGTTAAGGCGATCGAAGGTTTTCGCCTGCCCATCAAGGTTCTTGATGCTGCCCTGGGTGGCTTTGATCTGAGAGGCCAGTCCGGCCGCACTGCGTTGAGCAGCACTGACCGGCCCGGAGAGTTTATTAGCGGCGCTGAGCGCCACTCGAATATTGAGGTTGCGGTCTGTCATGATTCACTTCCGTTACGGACAGCCGCACGTTCACGCCATTTCAGCAACTCAGGCACTGACATGGCGTCGTACTCCGACGGTGCCCAATGAAAGACGGTGGCTATGTCGGCGATGATCTCATCTGTTTCTACGCTTGGGCACCGGATGACTCGTCGTCCAAGGGGATCGCTTCCTGTTCCGAGCTCGGCGCCAAAAAATCTGCCACACCGGCCGCCAGCAATGAGAAGTCCTGAATGTTCATGGTCGACAGTTCGACTTCGGTCAGGCGTGGGGAGGTGACGCGCGGTAATAACGTGATCAGGGAATTCACATCGCTGGTCATGACGTCGTAAAGTTTCAGGCCGCGCAGTGCTCCAACTTGCTTCATGGTGTCGGTGATGGTGACTTCAGTGATCTCTTCACCGCTGTTACGTTTGATGGCCGCGGAAAGTGTAATTAATTTAGGCATGGTGTCAGACTCCGATTGTGCCTGGCGATAGTCTGCCAGGCATAACGTGATAGGTTGCTAGCTTATTAAGCTAATAATTTAGTGACCGATATTCTTGCGGTGCTGCTCCAGCAGATCTTTGCCGTCGACCTTCCAGATCAGGTTGAGCAGGTCAACCTCAAAGATTTCAGCGTTATCGATCGTGACCTTGCAGTAGGCATTTTTCAGCGTGTACTTGTGCTGGGTATTATCTCCGGCCTTGGCAGACCCCCAATCCAGTTCGGTGAACCGTCCGCGGGTTTGAATTTCACAGGCCACTGTCTGGCCGGTAGCATCGTCGTAATATGACCCCGCGAAGCGCAGTTGCAGACTGTCGAGCGTACCGCCGAAGGTCTTTAGCAAAGAAGACTCCAGTCCACCCATAGTGACCTCCATGTCGAGCGCGCCGCCGTCCAACCCCATGAGAACGGCAACGGATCCTGGCATTCCTGCACCCTGGTAATCCTCGGTTTTTAATGTGAGCTTGGGCACGGTAGTTTCTTCAACCTGGCCGAGATACGTTTGTCCGTTAATAAACACGTCAAACATAAAGAGTTTTTTAGGCATCCCCATGACTTATTACCCCTTATCCCAGCTGGTTGAAGACGGCGAAATACTCATCGGTGAAGGTCTGAGTCAGTTCCAGATTCTCCAGCGGCGGTACCGGCGTGTATTTGTAGCGGATGTGCGCTTTACCGTCGCGCAGGTTTTCTTTCGGGTTGTCCGCCGGGTCATACCAGCAGTCGAACCCCAGAAGCCGACCGGCAGTGACTAACTGCTTACCTTTGCGGTTGATGCCGTCCACGATGTCTTTAACAAGCGACGGTGTGAGCGTTTTATCAATGTAGCCAAAATGGGCTTCTACGATCATGTCAGCCAGGATCTGCGCTGTACGGGTGTAGACCTCGAAGAAGTAGGTTTCAGCATCGCAGGTGCGGTTGCCCCAAAAGCGGAATCCGTCACGCTTGATCAGCGTGGTGACGTTATGGCTGTTGAGATCATCAGCATCGGTATCTTTACCCTGGAGTGACCACCAGATATCGGCAGAAATCCCCAGCACACCATCCAGTGGCACGTTAGACAGCGACTTATGCCAGCCTTGCTCATCGTCAATTTTGGCACGTAACCCCAGTGCATAGGCTGTTGCCGGCACGGTTTCATTTTCCCCTGACTGGGTGTTATAGGCGATGAAGTCGGGGTAAATAATCATCAGCTCGCGCTGGCTGAATGTCTCGCGGTAGGTTTTTACCTCGGCGATGGTTTTCTGCCCGTGTGCGCCGATGTAGGCAAAAGCCCGGAGCTTTTCAGCAAACACGCCAATCTGGGCCGCTACGGCCTCGGAGTCCAGTCCCGGCGCCCCCAGCAAGCGTGGATGAGCACCCGTATGAGTTTCGGCGGTCAGCAACGCGTACAGGCCGGTATAGCGCCCTTCAGGGCTTACACCCCCAATGACTAACTGGTCTTGCGTCTGTGCGGCAGCGTCGCCGCCTGGTGCTGACTCTTTCGCTTCGGCAACCCGCACGACAACCACTTTCGGGCTGCACTGGTCGGAAATTGCTTTCAGCGTGCTGTATAGCGTGCCGGTTTTCCCTGCTTTACCCAGTACGCTATTAACGCGGGTAATCAGGGTTGGCGTGTCGAGAGGAAACGTAGTGGCGTCTGCATCATCCGCAGTACATACCACGCCAATCACGGAAGTATCAATATCGCGGATAAGCGTACCGAGTTCCGTGGTTTCTGTGACCGACGCGCCATGATGAAAAGCGGAAGCTGTTGCCATTGATAACAATGCAAACATGACTTTTACCTCATGGGTTAAACATGCTGCCAATATGGTTCAGCCTTCGATAAAAAGCATTCCATAGGCCTTGTCGCAGGCGTCCCAGAAGTTCGGCGGGTTGTCTACGCACGCGCACGCGGCAATCCTGTTAAAAACAGCGGCTAAGGTGCAGGCATGGAATTTATCGACAACCTGGTCAGTGACGACTACGTCAAGCGTCCGGGCTTTGATTTACTTATCGGGGGTGAGACTGTCACTGAAGTGAATCGCCGGCTGATTTCGTTGACGGTCACGGACAATCGGGGATTTGAAGCGGACACTGTGGAGCTGGTGATCGATGATGCCGACGGGAAGGTAGATTTACCCCGCCGCGGTGTTGATGTGTCCGTGTCAATCGGCTGGGAAGGGGAAGCTTTGGTGCATAAGGGCATCTTCACCGTTGACGAAGTCAGCCACAGCGGCCCGCCGGATCAGTTGACAGTGACCGCGCGCAGTGCTGATTTTCGTGAGGATTTCAACGTCAAACGTGAATACAGTTGGCACGATGTGAGTGTGAGGGATGTCGTCAGCGCAATCGCCGGTCGTTACAACCTGAAACCGGGTGTCAGCAGCAGCCTGAAGGATGTGGAGATCGACCACGCAGACCAGACCAGTGAAAGTGATATCAGCTTCTTGACCCGCATGGCGGAGCTGCTGGGCGCAATTGCCACCATCAAGAACGGCATGCTGCTGTTCATTGTGCCAGGGCAAAGCGTGAGCCGAAGCGGAAAACCATTACCCGGCATCACCATCACGCGCGCCAGTGGTGACAGGCACAGTTTCCGCGTGGCGGATCGGGATGCTTATACCGGCGTGCAGGCCAACTGGCTGGATCTGAATTTTGGTAAAAAACCGGCGACAACCATCAAGCGTCGGCGCAAGGCGGTGAAGCCTAAAACGCCAGCATCCAGTTCTAAAGACGGTGAATATCTGGAAGGGGCCGAAGGGAATGTATTCGTGATGCGCCAGACATTTAAAACCGAGCGGGCAGCCCGTAGAGCAGCCGCCGCAAAATGGCTGAAGCTTCAACGCGGTGCCGCCGAGTTTGGGATCACGCTGGCGCGAGGCCGTGCCGATATTTACCCTGAGCTGCATGCTAAAGTGACGGGGTTTAAGTCGGTGATCGATAATGCTGATTGGGTGATTGCCAGGGTAGTGCATACTGTGGGGGAGCAAGGCTACCAGACCGCGCTTGAGCTGGAGGTCAAAGTCAAAGGCACGGAAATGGAGTCTGCCGACAAAACAGCCGACGAGTGATATAGTTACAACAGGCAAACCCCAAAACCAAGGCAGTTCCCCATGGCGTTCAGATGTCCGCGTTGTGGCGCAGTAGCAAAAACCCGCACTAGTGAAGAGATGAGCAACATCACCCGGCGCAGTTACCACCAGTGCAACAACATGTTGTGTGGCTGCACCTTCACCACGACGACAACGTTGGAGCGGTATATTTGTACCCCGAATCCGCCCGATCTGTCCGATGGCTTTAGACTTCCCCGGCAAGCTTTCCCCAACAGTCATTACGGCACTGACCAACTACCCCTGAACCTGTAAAGAAAACCCGCCGTGAAGGCGGGTTGATCATGCTCTTGATATTAGATTAATAATTGGTCTAATTATTTGAATGCATTCGGGTGTGGGTCATAAGCAAAATCTTGTCGTTGCCGTCTTTGGCTTTCCCTATTTCATCGCATGAGGCTTTTGGTTTTTCAAAAACCAAACCTGCCCAGCTATGCTTATTCAGAACATGAATTTCTTTTGTGCTTTTAAGATAAGGGCTTTTTTTGTCTTCAAGCCAGAGCGGGGCACATATGCCATCTTTAACAATGTTTTCATAGATAGGGTTAGAGATACTATCTTCATCCATGGTCAGCGTGATTACCCCTCCAGTATCTTCAATTGACAATGGCTGCCATGGCTTAAGTGATTTCTCTAAGATAACTTGGTTCGCTGTTTGGGCAAAAACGCTAAAAGAAGACAATAGAAGCAGCGCACATGTTATTTTTTTCAT